GTGTGAGGGTTTGCTGCTGCTGATACTAAAGATAGTAATTCTATCAGTAGCTGTCAAGGGCCTTCGGGCAAAATTCTCAATTGCCCAGCGAGATACCAGCTGCCGCCCTGACTCGCAGGGCGTTTGAGGGTTTGCACATCCTGCAATTCTACCCTCCTCCAGACCCTCCCCCGTTTTGAAAGGTGAGGCGCCACCGGCTCAGAGCAGGCGTGCCACCCCGGCCGATGGGCAAATCCTTTAGTCGGGTGGTCCTCGGCAGGATACCAGGTTCCTGTCTCGAGGCGCATTTTTCTATTGATGAATAATGGGCCCACTGACCCGTCCTTTTTGGCGCTAAATAATTTCCAGGCTATCGTAGTCATTTCAATCCTTTGGTGTGAGGGTTGTGGAGTGCTCTTTATCCTGCAGCCCGAAATGGGTCCCAGCCCAGCCGAGTCAGCTGTGTGATCAACGAATCGGGCGCATTCAGCAAGCCCTCCCCATTGACCCCCGGGTTGCGGGGATCCTCGTTGTATCCGTATGGAAATAGATAATCATGGAGGTCCAGGTCGGCCCTGCTCTCATCATCACCTCGTTCGAGGTATTGTTCATAAGCCTGGTCCGGGTCCTGTTCCTCCTCCTCGCACTGCGCGAGGTAGGCTTCCAACTCCCATTTTTCGAGCTGGTCTTTGGTGCCGACCAGGGTCTCGTCCCCCGTGAGGGGATCGATGTGTACGTGGGGCTGCTCCGATTTCGTGAAGTGGAACCGAAAGCAAGGCTTGACGCTGGCCAGCTCCCACTTGTCTGTCGATGTTGAGAACTGGCGTTCGATGAATATGTCAATCATTTTTTTCATTTTGATCTCCCTATTTGTCGAAACTAAAGTGACCCACATAGATCCCGGTTGTAAGATCCTGACCATCGGGAATGAATTGATCAGCGAGAGCTCTAAACTTCTCGCAAAAAAACGTGACTCTTGGTGCTATCATATCTACCCTGGCGACTGCGCTTACAAACGGGCTATCCGTTTGATCTATTATTTCGTGGTAGACCGTCTGCCAGTGATACCCATCCCAAATTTGATGCTTGTAAATCCCGAAATCGTAAAAATCTTTATGACTGGACAGCGCATGTATTTGCTCTATTAGCTCATGAGCAAATATATCGCGTTCAATTGTAGTTTTCATTTTGATCTCCTGGTTTGAGGTGTTAGGTTTGCTGCTGCTGATACTAAATATAGTAATTCTATAAGTATCTATCAAGGGCTTACTGACCTAAAAACGTATTATGGGGGGTGTCAGGATGGAATCTATCTATCCGAGGAGCCCGGATCAGCTTTAAATCTTTTTCCCGATCTAACATCGGTACAATAAGAACACTCCCCTGCTCGTCTCGACCCCAAACAGCCTCATAGCCCTGGCCCCTAGCAGCCAGCCCTTGGAGCCCTTGCACAGCCCAGGACAATTCGGCGTAATCCATGTAGACTCCGTATTTTGCACCGCCATCATCCTGGGGCGGGATATCCTCGCTCCCATCAAGGATTTTTTCAGCATCTTCCACGCTGACGCCGAGGAGATCTGCAATCTCAACGACCTGCGGGAGATGATACAGATCCTCGACATCTATGATGTCTCGCTCATCTATCTCGAGAGCGTATACGTAGATATCTGCATCGGCCTTTGCCGTCATTGTATACGGCAGCGTTGAGAAGCATAGACATTCCCCCAGGGCTCCGTTCGTGTGAATTGACTCGATCTTCTCGGGGGAGGTGTGATAGACTGTCATCGTATTTCCCATTTTGATCTCCTGGTTTGAGGTGTTATATTTTTTGTGCTGGACTACGGTGGAACTATTACTAAAAGTATCTAATCTGTGAGTAGCTGTCAACAGTTTTTTGATACAATTTTAAAATTATTTCCTGGGGGACACGTAAATGTCTGGAGATGAAGAGCTTAGTAAGCTAAAAAAAAATGGAACCCTGCCTAAAAGTGGGGCAAACCCTATGCGCTGCGGTGCAAAAACTCGGTCAGATGGGACCTGCAAATCTCCTGCGATGAAAAACGGTAGATGCCGACTCCACGGAGGGAAAACACCGGCACCTGGACCTACCCATCCCAACTACAAACACGGCCTTTACTCTGGGGTTATGACGGCCGAGGAGGAGGATGCATTTGATGCATTCGGGGATAGGGGCGAGGTAGATAGAGAGATTGATATGGTGAGGCTGCTACTGCGTAGGGCTCTGGTAGCGGCACATCAGCTCGAGGAGGTTAGACCAGGGAGAGCTCCCGACCCGGCGCTGGTAACGATGATAGATCGGTTGACAGGGCGAGTAGGACACCTGGCTAAAATTCGAGCTGAGTTAATCGAGACCCTGGGAGAGCCAGGAGACGAGGTTGAGGTAGGAGAGATGGTCGGCGATCGACAGCAGGTAGACCCCGAGCTACGGCTCCCGGTAGATCAGCTGCTAAAAGCCGCATCATGGATAGAGTCTGTGTGTTATGAGTTAGACTATCCTGTGCCGACTGAACTGATTGCCTGGTGCCGAGGGGAAAAGTTGAAATGAAAACTCGTCCCATATATGGTCCATGTTTTCTCCGACGATGTAGCATGGTTTTATAACGCAGTTGTCGTCTTCTTCTTCTATAGGGCCCGATTGGCCCTAATTTTTGGCCCTTTATAGGGGGTAAAGTAGGTCTAAGTATCTTTATTGTCAGTGAGTTATGACTGGCCCTAAATTTTGGCCCTTTATAGGGGGTAAAGTAGATCTAAGTATCTTTATTGTCAGTGAGTTATGACTGGCCCTAAATTTTGGCCCGAGGGTGGAATTAGCAGGTGGGAATCCTGCCCACAACGAAGTGCCAAAAGTGACAAAAGGGGCTTCTGTCACTTTTGGCACTTCGTATCTTTAGGAATACTTGAAATCAACCTATGCACGCACGTCATTATTTGCCATCAATCGAGGTGGGTGGTAGGTTTTTTTACATGCGCGAGGATTTGATAAACTACACAATTCGGGGGGAGCTGCCTGGCCTGAACGAGGTAATCTCGAAGGCAAAGCGGCACTGGTCGAAGTATCATCGGCTCAAGTCGAGCTCTACCCTGCTGTGTTCAACTTCGGCCAAGGGGTTGCCTCCGTTAGCTGGGCCCCTGCGGGTTGAGATCGATTGGTTTTGTTCATCTCGGAGGCGGGATCCTGACAATATCAGCTCGGCTAAGAAGTTTGTTCTTGATGGTCTGATTGATGCCGGGGTATTGACCGATGATGGTTGGAGTCAAATCACAGAATTCTGTGATCGGTTCCACGTCTCGAAGCACGACCCGAGGGTTGAGGTGCATCTGCAGGGGGTGCTCGATGTTTGATCGTTTGGCAGACGATCTGCATGGTCGCATGTTTCACTCCCCGCAGTGGGCTGAGTCGCATCTCTGGATCAAGACTAAGTCCGCTCGGGTTGAGCCATTGCGCTATAATTCTATACAGTGGCGGCTTGAGGAGATACTGCGCGAAGAGCGTCAGGCAGGTCGGCCGATTCGATTACTCGGCTACAAGGCCAGGCAGGAGGGATTTTCGACCTGGACCGAGAGCGTTATTTACGACTGGATTCACAACGTCCCACAAACTGAGGCAGCTATCGTTGCCGATTCACCGGACTCCACGAATAATCTGTATGATATGTTTCGTCGATTCCACGATCACAATCCTAATCCTCGGGAGACAGAGCACCAGCATCAGAAAGGTCTGAAGTTTCCCGAGCCGCATGGATCCCGGGTGGTGGTCTCAACGGCTAAGCGAAAATATGTTGGCACAGGTCGGACCACGCAGCTGGCACATCTGTCTGAGATATCAAAATGGGATGACCCTGAGACTACTATGCTGTCTATCATGCAGGGCGTACCAGATCTCCCGGGCACCCTGGTCGTTGTAGAGTCTACCGCCAATGGTGCTGGGGATTATTTCAATAGCTTTTGGGAGGCGGCTGAGCGGGGAGAGAATGAGTGGCGGCCGGTCTTTTTTAGCTGGTTTGATCTGCCCGAATATCAGCGGGATCCGACTCTTGAGGATATGGACGGTATTGGTAGCGCTGATCGTTACAATCTCTACCCGGGCGAGGAGACAGATCTGCTCAAGAGGCATCAGGTCACCGAGGCACAGCTGGCCTGGAGGCGCTGGTGCATCCGCAACAAGTGCCGGGGCAATATTCTGATGTTTCACCAGGAATATCCAAGCACCCCGGAAGAAGGGTTTGTTGCATCAGGCAATCCGCGCTTCGCGGTGCCGGTGTTACAGCGATGGCGGACAGAGGTAACGGATCCTCGATTTGTGGGGGATATTATCGAGTCTGAGGGTAAGCCTGAGCTGGTAGAGTATGAGGGGCAATACGTATATCTCTGGGCGTTTCCGCAGCCGGGGCATCGATATGCAATTGGTGCTGACTGCAAGGGATCCAGTCCCCTGGGCGATTATAATGCGGCCGTGATCCTGGACAAGGATGTATACCCGCATCCGGTTGTTGGATTGATCTATGGGGTGGGAGATGCTGACTCGTTTGCATCTAAGCTTTGTCTAATTGCTAAGTTTTACAACCAGGCGGTGCTGGCGATTGAGAAAAATGGCGTTGGCGAGGCGGTATTGCAGCCAGCGCTGCGGTTGTATAGTAATCACTATCATCGGCCGGTCAAGAGGGGGGAGCTTGTAGTTCCTGGTGAGGATCCGGGCTGGTGGACTGGGGCCGGGACTCGGGGCGTTTTGATCGAGGACCTGGCTGCTGCTGTTCGGGATGAGGCTTTGCAGATTTCTGCTGATTTGGTATTAAGGGAAATGTTGGCGTTTCATACGGTTCCCGGTCCCCGGGGGGCCGAGGCAAAGCTGGGAAGTCATGACGATTTTGTTTTTGCGTTGGGCATAGCATTGCAGGCGCTCAATTATTCGGCATTCGATCAGTTGCGTGCGGGGCATTCGGGAGATGCAGTAGTAGTAACGGGACATATGTCGGAGATTTTTCAATGAAGTTTTCAGATGAGGATCTATCAAAAGCTATCAATGATTTGACGCGACCGCCGCCGGCAAAGGGGGCAGGATCTCAGGATCCTACTCCGCCGACAGGGGCGGAGGGTGATGGAGATCGAGATATGAAATTGATGGCCCTGGCGGTGTTTAACCAGGGTCTTGAAGTGGTGCTAAATCAGACACCGCCAGAGGCTACCCTGCAGGCCAGTTTTACCTTGCGGTTGAGGGATTGGTTGCAGTGGGCGTTAGGTGTAATTGTTCAACGCTGGATAGATGCGGGTTTGTCAACGCCCGAGCTGAAACATAGACGGAGTATCCTGCAAGCAGAATGGGCTAAGCGGTGTTTATAGATCCTCGCCGGGAGGTGTTTAATCAATTAATGGCAGACGCTCAAGTCGAATTAGTTGCTAATGCTGAGAGTATCAGAGATAAGGCGTGGGAATGGGCCACAGCACTCCGCCGTAAGGAGGAAAGTATTACTCCTACTGAGGCCATGTATTGCCCCCAGACACGTGCTAAGGCTGACAAGGTATCAGGGGGGGCCTTTGCGCCGATTGCCTTTAAGCTGGCCGTAGGGGAGGCCACAGCACTATTGAGGGGTGAGGATCCCAGCACGATCACAAAACAGAGAATGGGCCTGCAAAAAGTGCACTATAATCCTGGTGGAGAATTTGATGGTTATTGAACACGTATCAGGACGAGGCAGGCAATTGGCACTCTCACGTTCAGGTGCGCCGCCGCACCGAGCCCGAGATGGTGGAGATTATAGATCGTAGTCCTGGGGCTATAGAACTTTATCCTAAAAGTCGATTTGGGATAGATTCCAGGGGCTATATGCGTTACCTGCAGGATCGGCCCAATCCCTATAATGGGGGTATTGTGGAGGGTGGGAGCTTTAGTCTTTATACCCGGGTATGGATGGGCGTATGGCCACCTCGCCGGTCGGAACCAGGATATTGTGCGGTGGTTGGCGAACAATGGGATGGGAAGTATAATTCGCGGGATCGGCCGTATACACTGCTGGATGAGGGTGTGGGTTTGGAGGTCGGTCCATCTGAGGCATTGTTGCCTGATTTATTCGATGCTGTCTGTTGTCTGAAGGATATCTATAAAGTTGATTCTATCTATGTCCCCCCAAATGAACCGCAATTCCTTGCTGATTTACAACGGGCCAGGTGGGGTATTTGCTCTTATCCGCCCGAGGATGAGATGAGTGAGGCGGAATTGCGGAAGGTGCATCCTTTTTTTGTATCCCGTGGTCGGATCGGTCCCCCAATTGAAGCGCCATATGCTGATGATGAGGAGCAGGTTTTTCGGACTATGCAAGCGCTGCTAAACCGGAATAAGATCCAGGTCAACCAGGGATGTCAGATCTTCCTCGAGGATCGTTATCGCGCACCGTTCCTGGCCTCGGCCCTGGCAACGAATGCGTTCCAGGCTGTTGATTGGAATGAGCGACTTGCTGACCAGGCGGACTATGATGGGTATCCTATCGAGGAGCCGACTGAGGAGGAGGAAGAACACCGGGAGGATTGGCTGGTATATCTGCAGGATTTAGTCGAGGCGCATAGTGATTCGACTACCCGGGAGCGGTTGGCCAAAGGTGGGTGGGCTTCTTTTGTTCAACCCCGAGGTGGATGGCATACTCCTGATCAAGTGGGGTTTTTAGACGAGTTTTAAAAATGAGTTGACAAATTCAGTATTGGGACATTAGGCTAATAAGTAATTCCCAGGGTGTATTTGCGGTAAAAGACGAGACTGGCGGCTCTCCAAAGGAAGGCGGATTTGCGATGATAGCAATACCCGTCTTCAGTGATCCCCCTTTTCTCGTCTTTTTTTTTCTATGACCTGATCTCCGCCAGGACGGGCTCATAGAATCAGCCCCCAAGAGCATGGTTGGCAGGCCGACTCTTGGGGGCATCTGATAATGACCGGAGGATTTGTATATCCCCGGCACAAAAGCAAAGTTATGCATGTCTGACTATCCCGTCAATGGCTCTGATGGTCCGACCAAAGGTACCAAAAGAGCAATTGGCCCCGCCAGGGGCGCATCACAAAAGGCGGATCGAGCCAAAGAGATCAATGAGCTCATCCACCAGGGCGTCTATGAAATGGCCGAATGGCGGCGTTTGGCTTTAAAGGCCAGGCGCTATTACCATTCCCGGCAGTGGGATGAGATTGATCGAGATGCTCCCCGTAGACGGCTTAGGATTACCGCTAATATAATCCGTCGAGATATTGATAATATGCTGGGCCGGATCCAGGATTCGGATCCGATTATGGAAGCCCAGGGCCGAGGTGGTGAAGACTTCGAGCTGGCTGATACTTGGCGAGACTTGCTATCCTGGTCGGAGGATTGGACTGGGGAAGAGTATGATTCGGTCAATGAAGTTCGCATGGATGTTATTGCCGATGATCTACAGGTCGGCGAGGGCATTGAAAAGGTTGGCTGGGATCAGAGTGAAGAGCAAGGTCAAGGCATGGTGGTCTCTGAATGGATCGATCCCATGTTTATTACCTGGGATCCACAATCCCGCTCTCGCCAACGGCGCAATGCTCGGTGGATTTGTGAGTTCAAACCCATCCCGATTGAAGAGCTCGAGGAAGAGTTTCCTGCACTAAAGGGATCAATCAAGGCTGATGTTCCATCATTTTTGACAGATGTGTATGAGGAAGCTCGTTTCGAGGAATATCGCACGTTAAATCGTGCGGATATCGAGGTGGAAGGGGCTCCAACTGACGAGGATAAAGCCTACAGAAAAGAATTCTGGGAAAAGCGGGTCAAATACGAGACGGCTTACTTCGATAAAGATGGCCGTCCGATGTCTCGTAGGATTGAGGGGGAGTATATTGAGTTCACTGCGGCCCATTATAAGAAACTTTCAAAGAGGGCCAAAGAGGATATTACTGAAAGACGGATAAAGACCTATGAGTTGTGGGTCACTGTAGTCATTAATGATTTTATTGCAAGTGAAAAGTTATCAACTTTTGATAAAACTGAGGGTGGTCATGGGCAATACCCTTATGCCTTTTATTCTGGCACTCGAGATCATTCACAATCCCACCATCATGGTGAGATAGAGCCCCTCCTGGGGATTCAAGACGTTACCAATCACAGCACATCCCGGTGGCTCGAAGCTCTCTTTATAGCTAATGCTCAGTTCCTCAAGGTTTATCGGGGATCTATGCCAAAGTCTGAAGAGGGCAAACTGGATCAGATCGGCAATCGGCCAATCCAGAAGGTTTTTCTTTATCCGGGTCAGGCTCCTCCTGAATTTGTATCAGCTAATCCCACATCGGCACAGCTATATCAAAGTGGTTCCCAGTTCCTGATGGATTTGAAAGACAAAATGTCAGGGATATCAGATGTCAATCGTGCTGCTCCAAGGTATGATATGTCTGGTCGGGCGGTTCGGGCATTACAGGCGGATGCGGATGTAATCTCAATCCCTTTGCGAAAGGGAATTGAGAGCGGTATGAGGCAGGCTACCTGGCTAAGGATGGCAATTATGCAGCAATTGATGCGGGGAAATCGCAAGCTGCGAATAACACCAAAGGCTGGGGCCGATCCATATAGTCTTTATGTGGGTGAGTCCGATGCAGGGATACAGGCGCAGTATCAATTGCAACCTGAATTGAAATCTCAGGTAGTCGAAGGCAAGCCTATGACGCAGGAGACTGGCGAATTATTGGATGGTGCCGGGAATCCTACTAAGCGATTGCTGATTAATGACGAGAATGCGCGGAAGTTTGATTTGAAATTGAAGCTTGATTCAGGGAAAGAGCGATCCAGGGAAGAGCGCGAATCTTTGGTTCGTTCGATTATGGAATATTTGGGACCAGGCGCTGGTCCTGGGGTCCTCAAATGGGCTGCAAGTCTCTTGGAAGTTCCCAATATGGATAAGCTTTCTGAAGCCTTGGATGAAGCTGATCAGCAGGCTCAAATAGTAGGTATGGTAGATGAAATTCAAAATAAGGCGGGAATGGGGATACAGGACATAGGCGCCATGATAGAGCAATTGGCGACTGCAGGGTTGAGTTTGCAGGATGTAATGGGTCTTATACAAGGAATGGCCGGTGGTGCTCCGCCCGGAGGACCAGCAGGACCTCCTGTAGCGCCTCCAGAAGGCCCTGCTGGTCCTCCGGGCCCTGGTGGTCCTCCTATGCCTCCCCCGGGCCCTGGTGGCCCTCCTGGTCCGCCTCAGCCCCCACCTGATGGGAGGCCTGTATAATGGTTTACATCATTGGTGAATCGGCGGCGGCTGGAAGTGTGAATACTTCTCAGCATGTGCCTTTGTTGGATGCGAATCTGGATGATGGCACCTGGGAAGAGGATCCTGAAATTTCGGATGAATTTGAACCATGTCTTTGGGTGATAATGCAGCAGAATGATATTACGATGGATCCCACTTTATCGGCGGAGGAAAGCCTGCGATCTTCCAACATTGGAATACTTTCGGCTTCCTTTGGCAAGTGGACTATTTACGTAAACTGGCAAATCAAGTGGGCGCAAACAATACCGCCCCATCATATGGGTGTTGAATTCGATGGAGAGTTGAAGGGGGTTATTTCTCCCTATCTCACTATGCGAACTTGTTGGAAGTGTCGCCGGGGAAATCCTTTGAATTCGGATGGCGTGTATAATGATGCTGGCTATTGGATTTATCCTCCAAAGGGGTTTTTGGCTAAATATCCTTATATGCCAAGAAAGTGGCCTGCTGTTTACCCGGCTCATCCCTGCCCGGTTTGTGGGGAATTTGATTGGTTTGCTCGGACGATAGAGCGTGAAGCTCTTCAGCGGGATGCAGCAGAGGAAACGGCTCGTTTAACGGAAATAGATAAATTGGCACAAGATATGCGGATTAAACATAATCCCACAGGCAGCGAGGGTATGAGTGTTGCCAAAACAAATGTGTAGGAGATTTACATGAATCTGGCACGTAAGTATCTCACTCAGCACAATCCCACCTCAGATAGTGGGCCTATTCAAATCCATGCTATGGATGATCCGGGACCGGAAGGTGTTAGGCATCTTTATAAGATTTTTTTTAGTGGGCCACATGGAATGCAGGTGCGAACGGATCTGGCTTTTCAAAAGGGTGCTGTTGTTGGGGCTGGCCAGAATGGTATAACTATCGAAACATTACTGGCTATTTGTCTTGATAGATTGCGGGATTTCCAGGATGGTAGTAAGGCTTGTGATTTTTATGAGATAGCTCTGCATCATACTGAAGCAGCTTTGCAGGCATTGCATGAAAAGACGAGGAAGGGGGAGGTGGAGGAAGAGCCTTCACAAAGAGAAGTAGAATTTAATGATTTTGCAAAGCATCAGGATCATATGTCCTGATACTTAAATAAGAGTAGTAAAACTCAGGCGAGGTGGCGGACTCAATAGGATGCTGTCTCGCCTTTTTTGTGCTCTCTGCGTCAGCGCCAGTCGTAGAGGGTTTCATCCAGAAGACCAACACCTGGATGTTGTACATGCGTCGAGTAGACCAACGAGGATGATAGGGCCTGCCGCTCGAGTCTGAGACCAACATAAGGCAGCAGACAGGCGCGTCGAGAAAGGAGGCCACTATGGTGTGGTTAGATGATAGGATGTTCCAGTATGCTCCCGATGAAGGGAGTGGCGGAGTCTCGTTTGCGGACAATTCCGATGGGACGTTTACCATCGACGGCGAGGAGTACAGCATTGATGAATTGAAGGATGCTCGTAATAATGCGGACTGGAAACGGTCTAATACGGCATCTGCCAAGGAGGTTAGTGCTGAAAAAGGTGCTCTTGCTGCTGAGCGTGCAGCTTTAGCGCGGGAACGTCAAGCATTTGCCATGGAAAGAGAGGAGAAGGTGAACAGTAACCGTGAACCTCAAGCTCCGGCTCCGCCACCGGATCCGGGATTGCAGCTTGATATGTCGGATGTCCCGAATGTATTGGATGATCCAGAAGGTTATACCCGGGTAATGGGTCAAAAGATACAAGAGGCGGCGACAGGTGCGTATCAAAAGGGCATTGCTGATACGCAGAGGATTGCGGATGCTGCTAAGCGGGATGCTGTTAATACGGCAACTGCTGCCGTCAACTCTCAAGTAAGTAAGAGTGAGGGCCGACAGGCGGCTTTCAAGCAGAATGAGGTCATGCTCGATACTTATTTTGCCGCACATCCAGAGATCTCTCAGGGTGAACGCGCTCGGATTACTAAACACATGGACAATACTTTGCGGGATCCTGCCTATGGTCAGCAGGACGGTAGCGGGGTGTTCATTTTCAATCGTGAGGCAGTGGAATTGGCCAACCGTGCTATTCGGCATGATGCCTTGATTGAGGCTGCTCGGAATGAGGGCTATCAATCTGGCTTGACGCAGAGTGGTAAGGGCTTTGAGGCCAGTAAATTCCAGGCAAGGCCGGGAGTAAAGACTCCGGGTAAGAATGCAACTGCCCAGGAAATCTATGAATTTGGCAAAAGTCTACCTGAAAACTCTCAGGCGGCTTACCAATACTTTGAAAGCTTGTCACCGGAACAGGTAGATCAATACCTGGAGGCCGATGCAGGTGCAGTCATGGCAGAGGTAGGCGCTTAAGAGGATTTAGGTCCACGCCAGGAAAGGCTAAACGATGGCTTTCGTAACCGGTACAGCAACCGGTAATAATCTGACCCGCATTGCGTGGTCCTCGAAGCTGCATCGTGAGACCCAGAATCGTTTCTTTTTTGAGCAACGAGGTATGGTAGCTCCCGATGTGGGCGATGAACCAACATTTGAACGGCGCGGAGGTGCTCCGATTCGTTCACAGGAAGCTCTCAATGGAAAGAGGGCACAAGAGGTGCGCGTAGGCCTCAGACTCCAGCTGACTACGAACCGTAGTATAAGCGGCTCGACTCGTACGTTGGATGCTCAGACTTACGGTACCGCCAGTATGATAGACAACGAAGAAACGATGGCCTTGTCGGATTTTACGGCATGGGTAGAGCAGATGAAACATGCAACATCGTTTGATGTTCCTGAGATCCAGGATCTCCGCACCGAATTCAAGATGACTGTCCAGGCAGCGGATGCGCTGACTGATTGGATGGCCGCTGAGAAAGAGGAAGCGGTATTGGATGCTATTTATAATCAGCATTCGGCTCACGTTGTAGCGGGTATCTCCAGTGTGAGTGCGGCTAATCCGCCTTCAAATAATCAACAGTATGCTAATGCCGTAGCAGATTCTGCTACTTTGGCTACTGCTGATAGGTTGGACTCGGCTGAGTTGCGGCGTATGTTCGCTTGGTTTGATATAAATAATATCAATCCAATTTCTTACAAGGGCCAGGATTGTGCAGTGCTCTTGTGCCATACGCATAATTATAATGACTTGAATGCAGATACGACTTTTCGTTCGGCATTCGAGCAGGCGTGGGATCGCGGCACGGGCAATCCACTATTTGATATGGCGGATTGTAAATTTATGAATATTTATATTCATAAGTATAACCGGATCCGTAACGCTGCAAGCGGTGCAAATGCTGCTAATGTCAGGCGTTGTGTCCTTCTGGGTGCCGATGCTATTGCAGAGGGTGTGACTGCACGCCCCCGATTGGTACGTAGGAAGGAAGACAAATACGAGGACATCTTTGGTCTGGCCATTAAGGCGATCAATGGATGGGCTCGTGCTGACTTTGCTCCTGTATCTGGCACGACTCTTAATCAGGGTTTGGCCATTTGGGACATTTACACCAATTCGTCGATATAGTCTGAGATGCAAGGGGGGGGGATTGTCCTCTCCCTTGCTTTATTAAGGAAGGTGATTTTGAAAGCAGAATATCCTGTAGAGTATATTTTGAATCCCGGGGATCCGGGTTGGGGGGAAGTAGTTCGTTTGGATTTGGGTCCTAATGGGCAGTGGGACTTTGCGCCTAATCCAGACTATGATGGTAGGCGGATTGTTATGTGCCAGAGCAGGCAGCAGGTAGAAGCTATATTGAGTCGCAATCCATGGGGAGAAGTGGTTTGGGTAGAGCCTACGGATGTGGTAAGCTTACAACAAAAGGCTAATATCAGGCAAATAATAAGTGAGGTCTTAATAGAGCATGGATTGTTGAGTGGTGGTGTTGAGACGAAAGTAGTGCCACGAAAAAAACCAGGACCAAAGCCTAAAAAATGACTATCACGGATCTTCTTACTTCAGTTGGCTACCAGGCGCATCGGTCTTCGGGTATAACAGATACTGTATCTGATGATTACCTGGATGCTAAACGATGGGTTGAGCGTGCTATCCGGTTCATGCAAACGGTTAATGATTGGACCTGCCATAAAGCAGAGTTTGAGTTGAATACCACAGATGCCCCAGTCCTTACGGCGGGAACGTATTTGTATAACATGCGGACCCGATATTCGGATTTCCGCAAGATACAAGGGGATTCTCTTCATTATGGTAATGGGACTTTGGCCTGGATTGATGAGATCGAGGAGTTGGATCGGCACCTGGGGCGGAAGTGGCGACTTGTGGATACGGCTAATGGAACGCCTTCAGTGGTCACTCGGATGGGCAACAATTTGGTGATAGGTAAGAAGCCTTCGACGGAATTCCTTACAACGAATCCTAAGATTTACGGGTATTATTACAAGACTGAAGATCTCTCAAATGTATCGATAGATCTTTTGTTCGATGAAGATTTTTATGAGCCATTGGTTGATGTGGCAATGATATTCGCTCTGCAGCAGCAGGATGATGCAGAGTTTCGGACGCAGTTAAATTACTGGACCAGGCAGCGATTGCCTGAAGTTCGGGGGTATGATCCATCTCCACATTCGGATGAGCCGATTAGCACAGTAGATTGGGCTCCTCATGTTGAAGGAACACAGGGATCCATTTATTGAAAGAAGGAAAGATGCCAGTTGTAAAAGGGAAGCATTTTGCATATACAGCAGCAGGGAAAAAAGCGGCTTCTAATTATGCAAAGAAGACAAAAGCAAAGCCTACTGGAATGCAAAGTAAGGCTCGGGGAAGCTCTAAGAAGAAAGCTAAATAGCTCACAAAGCCTGCCGGGGATTGGTGTTTTGTGGCCAGGAGACTTAAGGCTTACAGGCTTGATGAATTTCGGGGTGAGAATAATAGGGATGGTTTGACGAATCAGCGGATCTTTGGTCGGCAAGGCCGAATGATGTCCCTGATGCGGAATTATCATCTTATTGGTTATGGTCGCGCTCTTCGGCGTAGAGGGTATCAGGAGTATGCTACAAATCTGATTGATGGGGCCAATCCTCTAACAGGCCTCCATATGTATAACTTTGGTAGCACTCAGCGCCTACTGGGTGTAAGTAATGGGAAAGTCGCCCGATTGGCTGGGGCAGGAACTACCTGGTCTGACATATCGGGAGATGCAGCTATTTCAACAGATAAAAATGATATAGTTAGATGGACTGATTTCCAGACAGGTGGCCAGAGTTATTCAATAGGTTGCGATGGGCAAAATTATTTATTTATAGTCGGCGCAACTGGGGATGCTTCTAAGATCACGGCCAATAGTGCCCCTACATCACCTATAGATGTTTGTGAGTTTAATGGGTATTTGTTCACGCTTAATGCAAATGGCGTGCTTGAATACACAGATTATGGGACTTTGGATTGGAGTAGTAGTAATAGTATACAATGTTCCCTGAATTCTGATGGTGTTGGATTGTCTTTGCATTCCCGTAATGCTATGCTGGTTTTTTATGACCGCCAGGTCTATCGAATCGAGTTGAATACCAGCACTACGGGGAGTGCCGCATTTTTCTCTTATCCTGTGGCCGATGAGGGATGTATTTCACGCAGTTCAATCATTTCAAAAGATGGGTATACTTATTGGGCTTCTGAACGAGGCTTTTGGCGGTTGGGTAGGTTGGATCGGCAGGCTGAGTTTATTGGTTATCCGGTAGGAAACTATTGGCAAGAGTTGAGCCAGAATCGTCGGCCTTATATCACGGCTGTAGATCGGCCGCATCCCTGGACAGAAGTATGTTGGTTGGTTTCTCATGGCTCTAATGATCATAATGCTGTGATGGTATGGAATACTTTCATTGGAGGATGGACTATTTTCCCCGTGTCATCGGTAGCCGGGAAGCTTGAATTTAATGTGGGAACAACCTACAAGGATACTAATGGCCTTGATCGTACAGTAGTAGGGGCTGACAATGGAGTTTTATACGAGGCGTGGGGTACTAAGGATGTGGACTCGGGTAATACGGATGATGGGACAACTATCCGCACTGATTTTCAGACGGGTTTTCTCGACTTCGAGTATCCGGGAGTTTCAGAGATGCGGGAGATGTGGCTTGATCTTGAGTTGAATGATCAGAAAACATTCGATTTGACAGTAGAAAGTTTAGGTGCTCGTCCGACTCTCCAGAAAAGTTTTGTTGTAGGTACTTCCGCGCATGAATTAGATGTAGGGTTTATGTTGGATTCTTCCTTTTTAGAAGTCCAGGGTATCTCGAATGGTTTAGTTAAGGCTGAGATAGCCAGTCGTAACTTGCAAATAAAAATTTCAGAGGAATCTGAAGGTCCCCCTTATGCTATAACGGCATTGAACATTCCGCATTTAAATACAAGAATGCAATCACATTGATTTGAGGATATTATGGCTGTTAATATTGGCGCACCAATAGAAGACCAGGAAGATGAAACTGGGGCAGATGCTCCAGTCCTCGAGACCCCCGATCCCCTGAAGAAGGCGGCGGAGGTTGCAGAGGCAAATATTGGTGCGCCTGTAGATCAGGCTGAGCAAGAGCGGATCTTTAAGCATCGGGCTGATCCATACTTTAAAGCCGCTGAGAAGGCGCGTAAGCAGTCCGAGCGCTATTTCCAGGCTCAGGGCCTACGTTACTCTTCGGCACGCGCTAAGGACATAGGAGAGCAGCAGGCAGAGACTTGGCGCCAGGTGGGCGAGAATGTTATGGTGCCCCAGATCGAGCAGCGGCGTGCAGAGGAACGGGCTGATATCGAATTAGGTGCTCGGGTAGGGGATACTTATAGTCGGCGGGAGGAGGCCCGAAAGACGGCTGATATAGAGCGTGCTACGATGGAGGCGGGGCAGACTGGTTATTATGTCAGTCCTACGACAGGGGAAGAATATAGCACCATTGCCGGCAAGGAGGCTGAGACTCGGATAAGTATTAGTGGCCGTGAGATGACTTTGAAAGAGCTCGATGCAGCTATGGCAAGAGCTGTTGAGGAGGGTAATCTTACGGGGATTTATACGGATCCTGAGACTGGGATAGAGTATGATACATTGGAGGCTGTGGGGCAGTATGCTGATATAGGCTTTACCGAGCGTCATACGGTATTAGCAGAGCTCGGTTTTACGGAAGGGCAGCGGCAATTTAACGAGACTATGGCACAGAGGGCGGGAGAGTTTGGTGCCGAGTTTGGGTTGTCGGAAGCCCAGTTTAAGGAAGCTATTAGGCAGTATGATTTAGGTAGGGAAGATCAGCTCTTTGAGTTGGATAGGCAGTTTGGGTTGCAAGAAGGGACTTTAGCGCAGGCTGTTGCTGAGTTTGATCAAGAGATGGCTCAACGGCAGGCGGAGTGGAAGGATCAAATTCAACTTGAGAGGGACCGGTTTGTTGAAGATCAATCTCAATTTGATATAAACTATAACCAACGAGTTACTGAATGGGAGGATGGGTTTGGATTAGAAGAGGGACAATTTGAGGAATTTAAAAGGCAATATGATCTAAATCATGAACAACGTATACAGGAATTTTTAGATACTCATCAATTGAGCAGAGATCAGCTTGATCAGCAGATGGATATGTTTGATGAGGAGATGGCAGTCCGCAGGGAAGAGTTGGCTGAGGCTTCTGCACAACATGCTGGTGAGTTGGGACTATCGACAGATCAATTCAATCAGATGGTGATTCAGTATAATGATGGTAAGATTATTGAAAATCGAGATCATTTGGAAAGTATCCGGCGGTTCAATCGGGAGATGGGGCTTAAGGAAACAATGGGCGAGGCTGAGGTATTTCTGAATAGTCGTGAGATGTATCTCAGAGAGCAGGAGATCCAAAACAATTTTAATTTGAGTAATGCAGAGATGTTAAATGCAATGGCCATGCACAAGGCAGGCATAGAGCTGGAGGATAGGAAGCTGGCGGACGCATTTAACGAGTTTCAACGAGAGCAAACATATAGGGAAAGTGTTTCGGATAGAGAGTTTTTGGCTCGGCAGGCTGAAGTGCAGTTTAAGGTTCAACAGTGGGCTGATCAGTATGAGTTGGATGGTAAGAAGTTTCTCCAAACTCAATATGAATTCGGTGAGCTTCAGCAGCGTCAAAAAGATGAACTTACAGAGAGGGGGCGGCAATTTGATGCTGAATTAGAACAGATAGCCACAGAGTTCATTGTAAATAATATGTTGTCGAGGGACCAATTCCTTCAGTCAGTAAGGGAATATAATCAGGGACATGATGTGCGGTTGTCTGAGATAACGGGCAAATATGAAGAAGCTACCTATACATTGGTAGATGATGGATTTGGTAATAAGACTTGGGAGCGGTCGGTAACGGGGGACGCTGTTGAGACTGAGGAACGTAGGCGTTATGACCAGGAATACTTAGAACAGATAAGACAGTTTAATGAAGAAGTCTTAGTACGTAGAGAGCAGCTTACAGATCTTGATACTCAACATGCTAATGAGTTGGCCCAAAGGTCAACAGAGTGGGCAGATCAGCATGGTTTGAGTTTGCAAGAATTCCAGGAGGGGCAGGATCAATTTGATGAGACGATATCTGAGCAGTCCGATAGATTTTCTCGGCAAATGGATTTAACGGAAGCAGAATTTGCCGAGCAGCGCCGCCAATATGATCAACAGTCCACGATGCAAATGTGGGAAATGACGGGACAGGTTGGGGCTGGTGGAGAGATTACTGCGGGAATGATTGGGTTAGATACATCTGCATATCTGGATTCAGAGGGTAATATTACAGATTATCAAGAGCTTTTTCGGGCTGCTGATAGGGTAGCTGATATGTTGCGTCCTTTCCTTGGTGGCCGAGAGCCAACTGAGGAAGAGATGCAGGCTTTTGCTATGGGAGAGCCTATTTCTGTGGCTACTATGCCAACTCTATCGGCGCAAAAGATGTATCAAGAGGCAGAGCAATTTGCTACCCAGGCAGGGATGTCTAAAGAAAGGTTCTTGGAAGAGATTCGGCAATTTGATGAACGAGAGGAAACATTGTCGGATCAATTTACTCAAGAGATGGGGCTTACCAGTGCTCAGTTTGAAGAAGCAAAGAGGCAGTTTGATATAACTCAAAAGTTTGCAGGTCGTGAGTTGTCTTCCCGGGAGGCTGAGCAACATAGGCAGGCAACTCGGGCCTTGTGGGAGATGACGGGGCAGGTGGGTGGTCCTGGCAAGATGAGTGCTGCCGATATGGGATTAAATCTTGATGATCTTAGGGATGAAGATGGGAATTTAGACTTTGATCGAATGGAAGAGGCTGAAGGACGTATTCGGGATTTATTTGGGCCCATGCTTGATGAGGGAATAACAACCGTTCAAATAAATACTTTATTAGCCGGGGGGACTATTGATGTTTCAGTAACCCCAACTATGGAAGCTCGTCGGGCATCCATGCAGATGCAGCAATTCCATGATTCCATGGATATGGAGGACAAACAGCTTCAGGCTCAAATTACTCGATGGAATGATGAGAAAACCCAGCGAGAAGATGAGTTGGAAGAAAATATGCGGCAATTTGACGTAGAGGCTGAGTTGCTCAGGGATCAGTTTACTTTGTCTGAGCGCCAGCAGGATCTACGGGAAGCTGAGTTTCAACGTCAGGCTTCAAGGGATATTTGGGAGTTGACTGGTCAGGTTGCTGGCAGCGGAGAGATGACTGCTGCTGAGATGGGTATAAGTGTATCTGGGTTACACGATGCAGATGGGAATATAAACTTTGATCGAATGGAAGAGATTCATTCTCAAATAAAGGATCAGTTTGGCGGTTTGGTAGAGGGGGATTTGACTGAGGAACAGATACAAACTTTGATAGATGGTGGATCTATCGAGGTTAATGCCATGCCAACTTTGGCCGCTCGGCAGATCAACCAAAGGGCGGATGAGTTTGCGGCCTCTTATGGATTAAGCCGGGATGAATTTGATGAGCGGGTGCGTCAGTATAATGCAGGAGAGGTGCAGCTGGATGAGGATCAGGCTGAGTCAATCCGTCAGTTTAATGCTCGATTAGTTTTGGATCAATTTACGGCAATGCACGAGCATCAAAAAGGTAATAGGATGACAGTTATTGCCGAGATGAATGCGGCAATGGACAGGGCTATAGCCCAGGGGCAGATAACCGGGGAGTTTGTGGATCCGGTCTCGGGTATAGCGTATGATACAATGCAAGCTCAGATACATGAATTGGACAAGCGCGTACAACGGGCTGCTATGTTGGGAATTTGGGAAGAAAGTGATGTTGTAATTGATATCAATAGCTTGATAGATGCTGATGATCCTGAGTGGGAGGGGATAATAACTGCTCTTTTCCCTGATGGTGTTCCCGCAAATCCGGGTGCAGGAGAAGATGATGGCGTTACGGTTAAGGTAGATGAAGTCGCGGAAGCTCTTGATCCTATAATAGAAAATATTCAGTTAATTAATAAAGCTGATGATCTTCTCCCTATTTCTATTCCTGATTTATTCAATTGGATTTCTTATGGGGGGGATGCAGCTCAGGGATTTATTCAGAGACTAACTTCACCAGGTTATCATAATTTGACCTGGGGGGAGTTGTATGATGCTCTTGGGGAATTGCCGGATGAAGTTCAGACAGCTACACTCACGAATATTTTTGATGCTTTGGCAGATCAGAATACTGATTCGACTTCAAAAATAAAATGGGGGCCAGGAGATAAATCAGACGATCCATTGAGTGATACGGAAGATGCATATGAAGATTATACCCAGGCGTCAAAGGATACGGAAGATGCATATGAAGATTATACCCAGGCATCAGAGGGTGCAGAAGACATAGAAGATACAGAAGATGCATATGAAGATTATACCCAGGCATCAGAGGATACAGAAGATGCATATGAAGATTATACCCAGGCATCAGAGGATACAGAAGATACAGAAGATACAGAAGATACAGAAGATGCATATGAAGATTATACCCAGGCATCAGAGGATACAGAAGATACAGAAGATGCATATGAAGATTATACCCAGGCATCAGAGGATACAGAAGATACAGAAGATGCATATGAAGATTATACCCAGGCGTCAGAAGGTGCAGATGAAGAAGTAGATTATTCTGCTCAGGTGGGTACTTATACAAGAAAAGCTGGTTTGGCACCGACATACCGGGGGGTGGTGGAAGGGATGTTTAATGATGGCTCTTTTGGAGAAGGCGTTGAAAAGCGTAAGGAACATATAATGGGGATGTTCCGCAGTTGGGGTCTGAGGTTTGGTGACGCGAGAAATCTATATAATGAATTGGTGACATTGGCTCGGGGAGATAATAGAAATGCCATTTGAATTGATGGGTGGTCGTATGACTCAGGTTGGCGGTGGGGCTGCTATTGATAATGATAAATTTAGTCGGGCCCTTGAGAAGATAAAAGAAGCCAGTCTATCGAAGTATGGGTATAGAATGTCTGATGAGGAGGCTCGTAAGGTAGCCTCTGGGCAGACATCTAAAGTGAATATCCGTAAAAAAACGATGGATCGGGTAGACCGGGATGTGAGGAATGAGTTGGCGGTGTCTGGCTTGACTGGGATGTATAGGGGTGCGCCGACTATGAAATCGCAGGAATTAACGGCTCAGTTCACAGGGTATTGGCAAGGTAAGAGTACGCTTGAGAGGGATTGGAATGTTGCAAGAATCAAATCCCAGGAAGATAAGGATAGGCTGGCCCGAGAAGAAGCTTATGGCATCAATCCGCTTACGGGGGCGATGACTTTAAAGCGTCAGGAATTAAACCATAAGGTAAATATTGAAGGCCGGGATATGTCACTTAGGGAGGTTAATGCGGCCTTGGAGAGAGCAGTAAAGCAGGGGCAGCAGACTGGAGTATATATAGACCCAGAGACTAAGGATACATATGAGACCCTACAGAGTACACTTCAAAAACATATGATAGATAGGGAGAATGCTGCGGCAGAAGCTGATATTTTTAACAGCTTAGGACTGACGAGGATTAAGGGGTCTATAAGTGCTGCTGACTTTGGTGTAGATGTGACTGAGTATTGGGATGCAGATGAGGGTAGAATTACAGATGTGCGTAAACATGCATATGCTGCTGCAACTATTAGGGAGGCGGTTTTTAATATCTTTGGCGAAGATCGCCTGACCAATGGGCAGATTAATATGCTGACATTTGGCAAAACATTAGATGATATCCTTCTGAAAAATGCTGACTCTTATGAATTCGATAAGAAACTAAAATTTGAGCAAGACGTTCAGTTGGGGATGATTGACGGAGTTAGAACCCTAAATGGGATGACGTTTGATTTAGAAAGTGATATGACGGAGTGGAAAAAGGCTGAGATTAGAGCACGAGCTGCGGGGGACTTTATAGATCCTGTCACAAAAGAACGCTTAGAAACTATCCAAAGCAAACAGCTTCAGATGGCTATGTGGGAAGTTACCGGGTATCTGGATGATGGGTCTCCAACGGCAGCTATGGCAATCGCTAAAATGGACAGAGACTTGCAAAGGAAAAAGATCTTTGGCTTTGATAAGCAAGTCAAAAATGAAGAGACAGGTGAGTGGGAATGGGTGCATGTGTATGGCACTAATGAATTACAATTGGTTGCACAAACCAAGGATATAAAGTTTCGGGAGCGAATGGAGACAGGGTTTTGGTTCGTTGGAGAGGATGGGGCTGACCACTGGTGGGGAGGTACGACTGAGGCTCAGATGAAACTTTCTGAAGCAGAGTGGCAGCAAGATGAAAAAACTCGGATGGGGCATCATGTGTGGAATGAGCATTTGGGGCGGTTCGATTACATCGTAGGTACCCAGGAGCATGATGGCTGGAAGGAAAGGTTGAGAGATTCGTATCTACGGGACGGCTTAGAGCAGGCAGATGCACACATGATGGTTCAAATAGAGTTTGAGAGAAAGCAATGGGAGGGGTATACTGCTTATGTTCGGAACCCGGATGGCAGTGTGAAAATGCACCCACAACATGACCGCCCTATGACTAAGTATGTAGTGGGCAAGCAAGGGTTGGAGAAGCAGCATATGGAATTGAAGAAAACTCTAACCCAGATGACTAATGATGCAGAGTCTGCTCGACAGATTGCACTTCAGTTGTATGAGGACAAAAAGCGCAATGGGTATTGGGGAACGGATAACCTGGGTAACGAGGTTTGGATTTGGGGAACGCAAGATTGGGAAGAGAGGAAATTAGAGAAGGTCCAGGAAATTGAAGATGCAACACGCGCTGGACGTTGGGCGGTTGATCCCCATGGAATGCGGTATTGGGTAGAGGGAACTCAAGGTTTTGATGCCAGGATGCAAAGAGAAAGAAACCAGTTAGTTAAGGATGGCTGGGAAGAGGAGAGGATTCAGGCAAGAGAGGATTTTGAGCGGAGGCATAATGCGGAGTGGGGTCATTATGTTGCTGATCCCAGAGATCCCTCCAGAGTTTTATGGGTCGAAGGAACGAAGACAAGGGAATGGCAGCATGAGCTTGATTTTCTTAAAGATACCCAGGAGGGCGCCGAGAGTCTTGAAAGAGTTCGGTCTTTTCTGCAGCAGCAGGGTGAGGCTAAGAAGTGGAGTTACCAATTATTGGAAAATGGATTTCAAAGATCCCACGATCTTACCCTGTTGCAAAAAGAGCATATACACAAAACTAATGAAAATATGCTTGATCGTGAAACAGAGGAAGCTATAGCTCAAATAAAAGCAGCCGCTGCGGAGGGTTTATTAGATAAGGAGCTGACATGGAAGGAAATACAGCTTAAAGCAGAGGAGAAGCGCAATCAAAGGAAGGCCATCAGTGGTATTGTTGGTAATATTATAGACTTCGCACTTAAGAGGAAGGTGTATGACCTTGTTTGGGGGGAAGAAGGCGGGGAGAGAGGTAAGCTGCCTACATTGAAAGAAGCATTAAGTGTTGATTATTGGTTTGGGAAGGAAGGGGTAACAGAGGTCGAGGCAAAAGCTATAGTAGCTGGAGCTGAGAAGTCTGTTACCCAGACTTATCCAGATGGCTTGCCGCTGGGTCAAACGCCCGAGAATGTTACCCCCCCGGGAGAGGGAGGAACGGGAGGAACGTGGAGGCTTGGCGTTGCTCCTACGAAGACTCAAATGCTTGGTGCTGTAATAGCTGGGTATGCTGCGTATAAGCAGGGAGGTCCATCGGCTCAGTTAGAAAACGATCTTCCCCCCAGTATGGATTGGGGTATGGACATGGCCGGAATGGCGGCGGCTTTTGCTACATCTGGCTGGGTGGGAGCTTTGGCGTACGGCCTGGGAAGGTGGGCTGCTCATGCTATGGATGCTGATGGGGCTGCAGAGTATTGGGAGGCTCGGGGGCAGTATGTTCCTACGACCTTGTCTGTTAGGAGACTGGCCCCCAAGGATATGTTAGAAGAAATGTCCTATAGTCAAAAAAACCAGATGAAGACTTATATTCAGTGGCCTGTGGTAAATGAGAGGGGCTGGACGGAGAGTGAAGGTGTGGTAAAATATACCGATCCGCACGGGAGAGAAATAGGGCGTGAAGGTTTTGTAGATTTTATGAGTAGAAATGATGTCTCTATCATGCCTATAACGGCAGATATGATGAAAGATTGGCTTGCGAAAAATCCCGATCTGAAAAAGAAGATGCCATGGGAGCCTCGATACCTTTGGATTTGGGGTGGAGAGAATGTAGAGGATACAGGAGTTTCTATCTGGGCAGAGACTGTTATAGATGAAGGGAAAGCCGCCAAAGATTCTGAGTTTCAAAATATATTTTTGAGTTGGGATGGCACTGGGAATGCTAATGGCTCCATTAAGGATGATCCTTATTTGAGAGAGTTTTTTGATGCCATTGCTCATGGTTCGGATGTGGATACTGATAAAGGGCAGGATAATCTGCAAGGTTTGGAGAATGAAGTTTTATCGAGTTCGGGCCTTACCCAAGAGGTGCTATTTGAGCTTTCTGATGGGTTGGGGGAGGCTGAGAAGTATGCTTTATTCAGGAAGATTAGGGATGGGGAAGAGTTTACGCACGATGATATTGAAGAGATTTTTAAATATCGTCCAGGCATGGGTGACTATCAAACGGGAAATATGTTTATGAAAAATTATTTTGCGTTTGACGATCTTGTTAATAGTGGGAAGATAAAGAGAAGAGAATCGCCTGCATCCGGCTTTTAGGGTGGTTGAGGCGATTGAAAGAGTTCAGTCTTTAATGTAGTTCACCTTAGCACAAAGGGACGTGCGATGAGTTTTTTAAGTGGCATACTTGGATTGCTTCCAGATGCCTTAGAGATAGGCACTAAGGGACTTGCTACTACCTACTCCCAGGAGCGAAGTAAGTTAAATAAGCACAAACAGGATTTAGCCTTAGAATCTTTTAGACAGCATAGGAGGAAGGGAGGGGATTCCTCTATTGAGACTACTAATAGGATTGGCGATGATGTAAATATGGGCTATGGGGGCTTTCGACCTACAGGCAATGCCTCTCCAGGCGGTGGTCCTCCGGGAGGTGGGATAGGTGGTAGGGGTGTAAAGGGCGGTGCTGCTGGGTTTTTTGGAGGGGATGCTGCATCTCAGACGGATCTTGCTCAAGGGAAGGCTATTGGTAATCTGTATGATCAAGCAAGTACTACTCCTACTCCTCGGGAATCTACAGCTGCATCAGTAGGAGCTCCAGCTGGTGCGGATGAAATAGAAGAATTAAAAGCTCTTACCATGAAGGGGCGAGAGGAGGTTGCCAATATAAATAGTGGCCCTCCGACATTAGAAACGGCTGCAAAGTTAAGGAGTGTAATTGATGGAATTATAGACTTTGCAAGGGATAGTGGGCTTGTTGATAAAGAGCATCCGGCCTATGCGCTTTATAAAGATATTTACGATAAGGATATAAAGAGGTGGGAGGCCTTAGAGAAAGAGGCCGCTAAAGCAGCTACCAAAATCAGGGAAGAGGATGCAAAAGCTGAAAAGTCTCAGGGGCTTAGAAAGGCTCGAGAGATAGAAGAAAGTCAGAACTTCTTTTCTGATCCAGGAAATAGAGAAGCTCGATCTCCTTCTCCTGGTGGATTGAGCGATGCCCTTAGTAGGAAGGCAAGGAAAAGTCTCGGAGGATACGATCCTGCTATGCAGCGTTCCGTAGGAGCTCCCCCAGGGGGAGCAGGGGTAATGAGTAGTCTAACTGGCGGAGCTGGTCCTATGGGGCAAACAATAGGTGATAAGCAGCCCCAGCCTCCTATGGGTGGTCCTACTCCTAAGCCTCCTATGGGTGGTCCTACTCCTAAGCCTCCTATGGGCGGTCCTACTCCTAAGCCTCCTATGGGGCAAACAATAGGTGACAAGCAGCCTCAGCCTCCTATGGGGGGGCCTACTTCCAAGCCTACCACTACTCCTACCCCATCTCCAGGAGGAGAGCCATGGAAGCCAACGCCTGAAGATATGAAGATTGTCGAGTCGGAGGGTATGGATATGGCAGATGTTAGAGCCATTGAAGATGAGGCAAAACGCCTATATGAGGAGGGTAAGAGGGTAACTTTTGCGGTGGTGCTTAAGAATATGATGGCGGCAGGTGTCGGTGGAGGTAGTTCGGATAATTCTATGGGTCGTGCTCGGGGGGGAGCTCAGCCTCCTCCTATTGTTTCACCCCCTAAGGGGGTATCAGGATTAGAGCATCTATCTTTGGGAAAATAAAATGGGGCGTTTTTCTGATTACTTAGAACAAAACATAAAGAATCCTTCTTGGGATAATTATATCAGGCTATACGAAGAGGAAGAGGAAGAGAAGGATCCTTTTCAGTCTACGGTATCTATTCCTCCAGTTACTGCTTCCCCAACTGCAGGCATTAGTCTTGCAGGTGATGTAGGCAGTGGCCCTCCCGCAAGGCCCTCGACCTCAGTGGTTACTGGCTCCCAGATGGATAATAAGTCTTTTATTCAAGCTGCAGCCGAGTCTACGGGGTTTGCTAAAGATCAACCTTTTAGGCGAGGTCTGGTTGATCCCGCACGACAAGGTTACCATGATGTAGGTGTAGCCTTCGGAGGAGCGGTTGAGTATATAGGGGAAAAAGCCAATAGTGACTTACTCCGCCGAGGAGGGCGTGCTATTTCCGAGGCAGGCCAGCAAGGAGTAAAAGATGTAAATCTTAAGTCTTATGACAGTTTTGTTGGGCAGATGTTTCAGGGTATGGTCAGATCGGCCCCTTTGATGGCTGCTACCGGGGCTGCATCTATACCAGCTACGGGCGCTACTATGGCTGCAGTTACTGCTGCTGAGGGCACTAAGCTGGGAGCTCGTTTAGTTGGCAGTATAGTAAAGAAGTATCCCAAAGCACCTGCTGCTGTAGTGAGCATGTTGTCTAATGCAGTTACGAATATGTTCACTGAAACAGGTTCCTATTATTCCCAGGCTTTGGCAGATGGTAAATCTCAGGATCAAGCAGAAAAAGAGGCGGATGATATCTTTGCCTGGAATGCTGCTACCTTTGCTACTTCTCTTGCTGAAAGTGCCATACCAATGGGGCTGGGTACAAGGGCTGCAGTTGCGACTATCACGGAGAGTACTGAGGAGATTTATCAGGCTATTGGAGAGAAGTTAATAAGTAAGCAGGCTACTTGGGATGAGATACTATCATCTATAACTAATACCCGGAACTGGGAAAGCATTGGAACAGGAAGTAGTGGGAAGTCCTGGGAGCTTTTTAGGGAGCTGGGATTAGCTGGTGCAATTGGCGGGGTAATGGGTGGTGCCATTGCGACAGGTACGGGTCGAGCTCAAAGTATAGATGAAATGACCCGCACGAAGGTTGAAAAAGATGAGAATTTAAGCCAAACTGTCATAGGTAAGAAAGAGCGGAATGAATTAATTAATAGGATTAAATCTAAGGGTCTTGTTCCCAGTAGTTTTCTGGGAGAGAATTTCCCCGAGTCTTCACTTGGGCGAATGTCTCAACAGGATTACGAGAATGCTTTAGGTATTCTGGAGGTGGTTGATGCGGAGACGGACACCGATACAGGCCCGAGGACCCCCGGAGATTTGCCTATGGCTCCGGGATCCCAGTGGGATGAAGGTAGTAACAGGCCAATATATTCAGTAACAGGCCGAGAATCTAAACGGCTTGATCTAAGATATCCAGAAGATAGTCCCCCTTCCCTTGAAGAGCAGGAATTGCTGACCAAGCAAGCCTTTCGCCATAGGAACAAGAAGAGGGAATGGTATGCTCCTGCAACTGCGGAACGTATGGACCTGGTGGCCATGCTTACGGGGGAAGATGCATCTGATGTAAGTATGCGAGTGGCTGCTACTGGCACGAAGGCAGAGGGCGGTATCGAGCCTGTTAAGGAGATGCAAGATCGTTTCGTTAAACGACAGGCCGAGATAACAGGGGAATCAGCAGAGGATATTGCCGGCAGGAAGCCCCGATGGGAGAGCGGTCCACTAAAAGTAGAAGAGGGAGAGCCGACTGATGTGCTCCTGCAGAAGGCCTTAGAAAACCCAGCGGAATTCCGTTGGGAGACACAAACGGATCATCGCTGGGAGGGATATTTCAAGATAGAAGGTGCAGATCCCTCGGAGTCTCGCCTTTACCAGGTAGAGGTAATAGACTCGCAATGGACTGATGACTGGGAGTTCTCGTTTTCTTTAAATAGAGTGGGGGAACAAAGGATTTCCGGATTGAGGGGGATGCCGAGTATGGGCGTGACTGGACATGGCGATGCCTTTAAGGTCTTTGCTACTGTGGCCAGCATGTTTGATGATTTTGTAGGCTCAAAAAGTCCCGATTCTATGAACTTTCAAACCAGTGATGATTCACGAGGAAGGAAGAGGCTTTATAATAGGTTCGTTAGGTTAGCTGCGGAAAAGTATGACTACATTTATGAGGCGGAGGAGGCTGGTTGGGCTCGTGGCGGCGGCGGTAAATTCCAGATTAAGAAAAAGACTGCGTTCGATTCGGCGGCGGAAAGGCGGCTCTCTCAGCCTGTTTCTTCAAACCGGGAAGATAGACTGGCGGCTGCTATTGGCGAAAGGGACTACTGGGAGAGCAGGTGGGGAAGAGAAGGGTCCCCAGAGGCTGAGGCTGGCTATGATGATGCGTTGGCCTATTTGGCTCGGATGGAGCAGGATGCTGAGGACTGGAATGAGGGGCAAGGCATCTATAGACCTGGCGCTGAATTTACGGCGCAAGAGCTGGTGGATATTCGCCGGGAAATCCCGGAGTTTGAGCCAGTGCCTGCAGAATTTAGGGACGCAGAAAGGCAGCGTATTGAAGAATTAGATAGGGAGGACGAAGAGGTCTCGGCGGAGATGGGGAGGATAAGGCGCATCCAACGAACTCGTCGATCTCGACAGGACAGGGTAAATAATATTCTCAATCGGGAAGATTATAATCGTGAATTAAGGATGTCTCAACACGCTGAAGGATCGTATGCATCTGGTACTGCTGATCCAGATTTTATTAGAAGCCTCGAAGAGATGCAAGAGAGGCATCGTCGGCTATTTCAAGGGCGGAGGGCGACCTCAGGCTTGATGACTCCCGAAAATTTGGATTACAGTAGGCCTCTCCCAGACCTGATAGACGAACTTGAGTCTCTTGATAGAATGGAGGAGGAAAGCAGTCGGGGATTGTTTAGAAGGTTGTATATGCAGGCGGAACGGGACCGGCGTGAGGAAATAAACAGAGCCATTGCTGTTGGTGGGTCATTGCCCGAATGGCAGCAAACCGATCACAGCCATTGGGAAGATTTGCGGTCACAATTGGGTGCCAGGGATGTGGAGGAAATAAACAGAGCCATTGACGATGGGTTAGACGAGGGGGATATGGCGAGGAGTGATTTTGCTGAATTTGGCCCTGGTCCCCAAGAAGCTGCTGCAGCTGGTGAACGGGCGGCTGAGAGACGGGCTGAGAGACGGGCTGAGAGACGGGCACAGGCGGAAGCTCGAATGGGTGGCCTTCAGCCCCAGCATCGCCAGGAGGGGGAAGAGCCTCTGGAGGCCAGGCGGGAAAGGTTGGCACAGCGGCGCATAACGTCACTCGTTAATGACTTTATTGAAGCTACTCCCGAGGGGGCAACTGAGTTTAATATTTCGGGGTATCATCGAGCATGGAAGACAGCAAGAGATGAAGGGGTAATGGCCTTACCTCTCGATGATGCTGATGACCGTACGCCAATGATAAACTATGCCCGCGAAAATAGAATAACGCATTCTGATTTTTTCTCGCATCTCCTTGAGGAGGAAGGTATTAATAACCTGCGGGAGGGAATGCATTCAGGAGAGGCGTATGATAGGGATCCAACGGCAGGGCCCGAGGTCCTTTATCAAATCCCTCATGAGTTGACAAAGGCCCAAGATATAAAAACGCTCCATGGGCTAAGGGATGAAGATATACCTGATAATGATTATGAAAAAACGGAGATACATAAGAAAAAAATAGTAATGGGCACCACTCGGAAGAATGCTGCTAAGGGGATTGCCCGTCTTGATGAGATTGAAAAGGAAGAGCCTGCTCCCCTTTCAAGTGAGAGAGCCTGGCACCGTTTCATGACCAAGGTTAAGGGAACTCCGCAGTCTACATTATTCCCATCACGAGCTGGTCGTATATACAGAAATCCAGACGAAGCCCTGCAGCCTCGTAGGGAGATGGATGATAAGCAGAAAAGTATGGCCGATAATGGCCTTTCTGCTGGAGATGAGGTCCGCCGGTCGTATGTAGATAAAAGGGCACGGGAGGAGGATACAGCGAGGTTTTTCTTATGGTCTATTTTATCCAGGGCCCAATCGGTCTATCCCCATGAAAGTGGAGCAATGGTGGGCATTGTGGCTGGTGTAGATCGGTTTATAAAAGAGGCCAAGGATAAGAAGGGAAAGGTGGACCTTGTTAGATTTGAAAGTTTGCCCCAAGAGGTTCAAGATGAATCTTGGGCTAAGACTATTAGAGCGAGAAGAGAAGAAACGAAAGGAAAAGGGAGAAAGCCACCGAATCCAGAGGTATGGCCTGAGTATCGTCGTTGGGTTCAAGAAACTCTAAAGGATAATCCTGGTGCCAGTACCATCTCGAATATGAATGATTTTGGGGAAAAGTTATTAAGGAAGATGTATACCCCTATAGATCATGGAGAGTATAAAGGTCGCTCTGGCATGGAATTAATACATGAATGGCTGGGTAGTGATATGTCTGGCCCGGAGATACGTAGAGAGTTTCATAAGATAAACGATAAATTTGGAATAAATAATAAGATATTATCCTTTACGCTATTAGTCACAGGACGTAAGGATGTCTTTGTGATAGATCGAGTACAAGCGCGTAATTTGTTTGATGGTCGAAATCGTTTTAAGGATGGAGAGCTGTCAACGCAAGAGATCTATGATGGTTATGAGGAAAGTTTTGCAGAGTATAGAAAAAATAAAGGCAAGAGTAAGGCCAAGCCCTTTGGGTCTATTAAACCCTTATCAGGTGAGCCTAAAGCAGGAGATAAGGGAAAGAGTGGACTGGTCTCAGAATTAGATAATCTTTGGGGCTTGGCATTGCAGGAAGGAATAGAGAAAAACCTGGAGAAATCCCTTCAAGATGCTTATATTAAGGGGTTCGATGAAGGGCTTTATGATGCCCCTGTTGATCCGAAAGAAGTATTAGGCCGGTATCATTGGGAGTCCTGGGTTTGGGATTCAAAGCAGCAGGTTGGGCATGGCTCTATAGAGGGCATCGCCCGAATGGCCGCAAACCCAAAGCTAAGTGCTGCGGAAGCTTTTGAGGGAGTTGGCGTCAGGCATGGACGGTTTCAGGAAAGGGGGTATGGAACTGTATTTGCCAATATTGGTGGCAATTATAAGTATGGACTTGAGGACAGTAAAGGAAATTGGTGGACGCTTGATTTAGCAGGGCAGCAAAAATATAAAAAGGTATTAGAGAGCACAGCCAAAGAAGGTAGTAAAGTCAAAGGGCTGGATGGGCGCATAGTTCACATAAATCCTATACTTCCTCAAGACTTTACGGTCTCTAAACAAGAAAGGGATTGGTTACAAGATGGCACAGCAAACACCAAAGAACGAGACAAACTCCTCAGTGTCATTGGAATACTTTCAGAAGATGCAGAATCTGCAGTCTTCAACAGGATTACCTATGGCGCCGATGGAGCCAGAGATCGGCCCGGAGATAAAGCGGGACGATATGACCTGGGAGGACCAGGTAAGGATACACGAGCTGGACGCGATAGAATACGGGGTGATTCCCGAGGAGTAGAAGGTCCAGAAGGTCCAGAGATATTAGAGCAGCGGCCTATCGGTGAGACCGCTGCGGTAGCTTCACCGGAAAAAGCCAGGTCAGATCTCCAGGCAGCAGGCCTGAACCCCAAATATGCTGACTCTCTGGCATCCGTAAGAAAACTCACAATTGATCAGCTTGATCGAGCCCAGCCTGCATCTCGGGGTCCTGACTCACCAATAGGCAAGGTGGCCAGGTCTCCGGGATTTAGGGCTTGGTTTGGTAAGAGTAAGGCCGTTGAATCAGATGGCCTTCCCTCCGTTGTTTTTCATGCCACTCAAGCCCCAGAAAATTTCCATCGATTTACCTCTCTTGATTTTGGGATCCATGTCGGTGCAGACCCAACCCAGGGAGAGGATTTAGTTCGGATGGGGAAGGCTTACCGGACTGCTGGGGATCTATATAGAGATCATTCTCGAAACATCCCTCTATTTATAAAGGTTGAAAATCCCTTACGTTTAAGAGACCGAGGGACCTGGGAACAGGCGGAGACTCTTGAGGATCTTAAAGATGCCGGGGTTTTAACGGTAGATGATATAAGGATGCTTGAACGGGAAGGTGCTTATGGACACAAGGTAGCCAGGCATTCTTTTGTAAAAAGGAAAATTAAGGAAGCTGGATATGATTCTATTGTTTATCTCAATCGCATGGAGGGCGTTCGCCTAAAGGGAGTAAGGGAAGGCGTAAAGCCTGATTGGCTTGGGCGAGACTTGCCATTTGATAAGGGAATGGTAATGTCAAGCGCTGAGGAGTATCTTGCCGCCGCAAACCCAGATAAACAAGTTACTGAGATTGATGAATATACAGATGAAGAATTCCTCAAGGCCTTTGATGCTCGTGATTCTTATATCCTTTTAGATCCCACTCAGCTAAAGAGTGCTATTGGCAATGAAGGAACTTACGATCCATCTGACCCAGATATACTTCGCCAAGAGGGCGATCTCTTACCCCCAGACCCCCAGGGACGAATCGAATTTTATGCCAATCAGCCCCCGATTGCACGCCTATTTGAACGTGGGGATCCTTCGACTCTGGCCCATGAAACCGTTCATTGGTGGCGCAGAGAGCTTACTCCCGAGCAATTAAAGCCTTTTGAGGATTTTCTGGGCGTTACACCTGGTGAAAAATGGACCATAGACCAGGAGGAGCGCTTTGCCTGGGCAGCTCAGGGTGTGCTTATGGGGGATGTAAAAACTACAGACCAGTTGCCAGTAGGGATCCGTGGTGCCTTCGAGGACTTTAAAGTCTGGCTCCAGAATATATACCGGCAATTGAAGGGAAGGCATGACTTTCAGTTCAATCGGGAAACTCAAGCCTTATTTGAGGATCTGATAGGCGGGGCTGAATCTATGGCCCAGATCCAGGCCGGATTCCAGGAAGGTGCAGGACCTCCAATTACAGGTACCAAGGCAGAGGTTACTGCAGGCCAGACCCTACGACAGGCACGACAGCAAATCGTTATGGCTCAAACTGAGGATGATATTGAGTCTGCGGTAGAAAGATATACAGATCTTGTTGCAGATGGACGGGCCCCTGAATCTACTTTGCAGAGTCTGTTAAATCTGGCCGAAAAGCAACAAGACAAGATGGCCACAGCCCAATCTGTGGATACGCCGCCTGAGGCGGCTCCTGAGCCCATAGGAGCCCCACGAGAGGGTATACCCCCACAGCCAGAGATCGACGCTCAGGAGGGGGATGAGGAGCTTGAGGGGGCTATTACGGAGACCTTCCGCCCTGATCCTCCCAAGGGAGCAAAAGAGCGCAGATTTCCCCAGAGTTTAGAGCGTCAGGGATTGGTTGGTGGAGACAATATATACTATCGCCCAATTTCTAATATCGAAACAGAGAACGAGGCTCGAGATTGGATCCGTAAGGATGGTGTTGATGCCGTAGCATTGGCCCTTGATGAGGAAGAAAAGCCATCGGCCAAGCATACAGCGGCGGCTATTGGGGTAATGGCTACCTATCAGCATGAGGCGGACCAGCTGAGGGCTCAAGGGGAAGAAGTAGCAGCAGATGCCAAGTTGAGTAGGGCTATATCTTTGGCGGGTAAAACAGCTCAACGGCTGACTGAGATGGGCCAGGCAGTGCAGGCAGCTTCGATGATTGCTCGAATGTCACCAGAGGGCGTGACTCTTTGGGCGCAGCAAAGGATTAATAAAATAAATGAGGCAACTCCCCCTAAAGCAGAAAAACCTTTAGTAGAATTGAAGCCTGCCGAAATTACCCAATTGCGCCGGTTGGCTGAAAAGACTCAGGAATGGGAGGAGATCGGCGGTCGTGCTCGTGAAATGTCTGAAGTAATGAGCCAGATACAGGAAGGGGCCGAGCTGTCCGAGGATCACGTAGAAGCCTTAAGAGGTTATGCTGAGCAAATCCGTCAATTGACTGGATTTCCAGAGCCTAAAAAAACAGAAGAGGCTCCTAAATCCCGCAAGCTGGCCCCTTCCACCAATATCTTGATGGGCCGGTTATCTCGAGCAGAAGAAGCAGCCAAGCAGCGATTAAGGGAGCGGGGCATAATCATAGGGGCAGGTATACCTACTGACTTGATTGGGGATTATGCAATTATCGGTGCAGCTCGATTGGCCAAGCGAGGGATTAAGTTTGCCGAGTGGTCAACCCAAATGGTTACTGAATTCGGTGGATCTATAAAACCTCATCTTCCTATTATTTACGATAGGGCAAAAGAGCATCTTACTCGTGAGCGCAGGAAGGCAAGGGAGACAGCCCAGCAAGCTCGGAAGATTGAAGAGTTACTGGCTAAGGTTGATGCGGGTCAGGTCCCAGAAGATATTGACACAGAAGTATTAGGTCGGGCTGTTAATTCTTTGAGGCGTTTGAGTGGCGACGAGCAGGTCGAGGCAGCGCAAGAAGTGCAACAGTTAATTAGCATGATGGAGCCTGTAGCTACTTTGCGGAAAGTTTCGACCGCTCAAACAGTAGCTCAATTGCTTAATCCCAAGACGATTCTTACCCGTAATCCATTAGGCAATGAGTTGTTTTATCGAGTTGAACGATTGCGTCGATACGTTGATACCCCGATTGATATAGCTCGATCTAAGATAACTGGAGGCCCTCGGCATGTTACCTTTAAGAAGGGTGGGCAAGGAGGCTATTGGCAGGGCTTAATGAAGGGTGCGCGATTGGGCTGGAAAGGGATAGCCCCCGGGGCCTTGACCACGGGGTGGGATTTGGATGTCAATAGAGGTCCATCCTTCAGGGGTGGCAAGAATCCCTTGACCTATCTTGAAAAGCTTATGGGGGCAACTTTAAGAGGATTTGATTTTGCGGCTTATAATCGAGAGTATTTACAAACTTTGGGAGAATTGGGAGAGGTAGAGGCTATTAATAAAGGCCTGAAGGGAAAGGCCCGGAAGGCCTTCGTTGATAACTTTATTGCTACTGCTGATGAGCGTGCAATGGAAATTGCTGATCAGCGCGGGAAGTATATCACCTTCCAACAGGATTCCATCCTATCAAAGGGGGCTCAAAAATTAAAAAGGGCATTGAATATAGATAAAGATTGGGGCCTTGGGGATATGGTATTAAAGTATCCAAAGACTCCCTCTAACTTATTCAATGCGGGTGTGGATTATACACCGATCTCCTTCGTTAAGGCAGCTGCTTTGGCGACTGGACCTTGGATCGAGGGAAAGCGAGGCAAGGCTTTTTTCAAAACCCCAATAGAGGTCAACCCACGAGAGGCAACGGCTGCTTTGTCCCGTGCGCTTCTATCTACGAGTATTGGGTATGGGATGCTTGCCTTGCACCTGGTGGAAAATGATGTATTGACAGGAGAGTATGAAGAAGATAAAGACAAGCGATACCTTGAGAGGGAGCAAGTTGGCACAGGTCCTTATAGGGTAAACCTCTCCGCTATCTACCGAGGGGTTAGATCCTTTTGGAAGGAGTCTGAACTTAAACCCCGTAAGGGGGATATATACTATACGTATAATTGGGCTATGCCAGTAGCTTTGGGTTTGGGGGTAGTTGCTGAAATAGAAAAGGCTGGACTTGAGGAAGCTGGCGCTATTGATACTGCTACTCAAATAGCTAAAGGAGCTGCTGCGGGATTATCCCAAATGGATGATCTGCCTATGTTGAGAGGTCTTAAAGATCTCTTTAAGGGCTGGGATGGTCCTGGAGAGTCTGGGGTAGCTACTAATATTATGAAAGTAGTAGAAGGCATACCTTCCTCGTTTGTTCCTACGTTTTTGAATCAAATCCGACAATTGACAGATAATACTTATCCTGAGTATCAAGCCCCTAAGCCTTGGCAAAAATCAATCAATAGGGCTTTGGCTCGTTTGCCCTTCCTTGATGAGATGGCAGAGGCCTTGGGAGAAAAAGGACTGCCCCGGAAGTATAATACTCTTGGGGGTAGGATGAAAAAGACATTTGCCAATGGGAACAATAACTGGTTTAATGTCTTTCTAAATCCTGGATTTGTGTCTGAGTATAACCCTGACTCGATGACTAAAACTTTATTGAATTTAGAAAGGGCTACTGGTGAGCGAGGACAATACCCACGAGTGGCTAAGGATAAAATCAGAATATCTAAAACTTTGCTCAATGATGAGTTTGGTGAAGGTGCCTTTAATAAGGAGGTGGCCTTTAATTTGGAGGGCAAAGATAAATCTCATATGCAGCGGCTTATGGGGCATCATACGGAGAAGCTTTTTGGAGAGCTAATCCAAAGCGGAGAGCTTGAGGATCTTACTCCAGATCAGCAAGTCCGAAAGTTTGTTAGATCACTAACAGACGCAACCAGAGAGGCCAAAATCTGGTTTGTTAAAAACCGAGCCAGAAAGTATCTTGAGAAGTAACATTAACCATAACCTTGGAAGGTGGGAAAATGGATCCTAATTTCTTGCAACACACAATAGCAGACGTATCAACGCGATTTGCAACTACGTTGATATTTTTGCTGGGATTCTCGGTCTTCATCTATTCGACCTTGCAGTTGTTATTTAAAACCCAGCTCTATAATAAATGGCTTGGCAAGGGATGGAAGGATGGAGGTGAAACAAAGTCCTCGAAATTGTTTCCTAACTGTGATCCTCGGGCCTGGATCTCGATGTTGGTAGGAATTATCTTTGCCTGGGGACTAAATCTTAATTTTGCTTTCCAGCTCTTTGGCTTAACTGATGAAGCTTTTTTTGCCGGCAAAGAAAATATGGATATCCTGGGAGTTTGGGACTTCCTAAGCCCGGGGTTAATGGTTTTTCTTTGTCAGATCATTACGGGCATGGCTATTGGTGCTGGTCCTAAATTCCTAATAGGTCTGAGTAATACGTTTGCCTCAACAAGGGATGCAATTTTAGCTCGAATAAATCCTGCATAAAGAATTTCAGCGGCCTGCCATAACCTGGTAGACCGCCTGGCGGGGTGGTCACTTAGCAAATAGGTGTTATCATGCTAAAACGACTACTGATTGCCCTGTCTATTACGCTTAGCTTAGTTGGCGTCAACTGGGCTCTTACCTCTATTACTGCCTATAAGACCTTCACTCGTGAGGTCCTTACCAGTTCGGATTTAAATCAAAGCTTTAGCCGACTGGTAGGAGGCATCAATTCTCTAATAGCCTTGCATCCAGGGGATTCCACTGTTACGGTCCTGGGGTCTCATGACACTCTGACAACTCGAGTGACGGGTAAAATTGTTTTTAATGACCCCCTGGTCTCTAAGAGTTCGGCAGATTCCGTCCTCCTGCATTTGGCAAATATCCAACGAATTAATGCTGACTCGCTATATATTGCAGGTCAGCCTATAGCTGGGTTTAGCTTTGGTGTCACAGCAGGGCAGCGTGCTCGTATTGCTTATTTGTCTGCGGATACGCTTCTGCCTGGTATTATGGCTGGAGCATTGGATGCAAATAACCAGGCTATTACTAATGTAGATATCAACTCTGGTAGTATAGATGGTGCTACT